TGTACCTGAGGAGCCTGAAGTACCTGAGGAACCTGATGTACCTGAGGTACCTGATGAGCCACTAGTACCTGAGGAGCCACTTGTACCTGAGCTACCTGAGGTACCTGATGAGCCACTAGTACCTGAGGAACCACTTGTACCTGATGAGCCACTAGTACCTGATGAGCCTGATGTACCTGAACTGCCTGAGGTACCTGATGAGCCACTTGTACCTGAGCTACCTGAGGTGCCTGATGAACCGCTAGTACCTGAGGAACCTGATGTACCTGAGCTACCAGATGTACCTGACGTGCCGTCTGTACCTGAGGTACCATCTGTACCGGAGGTACCATCTGTACCTGAGGTACCATCTGTACCTGAACTACCTGAAGTACCTGTTGAACCTGAGGTACCTGAACTACCAGAAGTGCCTGAAGAACCAGATGTTCCTGATGAGCCGTTTGTGCCTGATCCCCCTCCTGATGGGAAAACTGTTACGCAAATATTAGAGTTACTTGTGGTAAAAGGAGTGGTAGAAGAATATGCTAAGGGGGTTATAGTATTATATGTAACATTATTAGTAACACTTGTTATACTACTATATTCAAATATTACATAACTAGATCCAGTATGGAATCTTATTAAACCATCTTGACTAACATCAAGATAATCCCCTATATTTTCACCATTTCCGTTAGTTTTGTTTACTCTAATGTTGGTTGCCGCAGTAACATCATTTGTAGTGCTACCCCCATTTAAAAATGTGAAATCTCCTGAGTTAGGGGAGTCTCTGCTAGTGTCAAAAGTATAAGGGAGGCAAAATCCTGATCCCCCCTCACTGTTTCCTACAGTATCCCAGTCTAATACAAAGCATATTTCATCACTTTCTGTAAAAGGGAAAGTACTTGTAGAGTACCCTAAAGATCCTGTGACTTCTCCACTAGCTACCTCAAAAAGTACGTAATGATTATCTGAGGAGGGGGAAGTATTTACTATAGAAGAGCTATAATATCTAAAAATAGCATATCTATCAGGATTACTTTTATTGTAGAGTAAAATTTTACCAGAAACACTACCTGTAAGAAACCCTTCTAAGTAAACCGAAGAATTATTAGTATAATTTACTGCTATTTTTTCTGTTTCGGTAACATCATTAGTAGCATCACCCCTGCTTGTAAATCCCCATAAGCTAATTTTTCCTTTCCCTGGGCTTCTGTAGGGGGCTACTATATTATAAGGGATACAAAATCCTACTCCACCTGTAGTACCTGTACTTGTTCTATCTATCAGAAATCTTTCAGCCATGGATTAGGATTACTATTTAGTTATAAATATTAGTTTTTTTTATTTATAAAATTCTAAATAATTATACTTTAAATATTTTTTTAATCCTGCTATATTATAATTTTGTTCTGTAAGGGTAAGTATATTATAATTGGTAGTTTCAACTGTAGCAGAATTTCCTGTTAAAGTCCATGTAAGAGTAAATATTAAGTATGAAGAATAATCATAACTTTTATTTTTATTTTTTAATTTATTAAAAATGTCTTTAGAAGTTTCTATATAACAATTTTCATTAAATTTTTTAGCAAAATATCTTACAAAATTTCCTATGTTATAATCTTCATCTGTAGGTAAAGGTTTTACATATGAAGGGATCAAAAAGGAATCAGAAATGTTTACTTGTTTTAAAGTATTATATATTTCATTTTCTTTAGTGTAAATTACTTTATTAGTAGAAATAGGGGGAATAACAGGAATTCTTTCTAATTCTTCTCCGCCCATACTAGGATTTTTTTCTGTATAAAATTCTCCTAAGGAATTTTTCCAGTAATATCCTATATACTCTCTTTTAGTAGTTTTAAGTTGGAATTCCCCCCCTTGAGTATATAAATCTGTTTTAATTTGGCTTTTAGGATAGTAAACCATTATTCTTCGGTTTCTTGTTCTTCTTGAGGGGGATTTAACAAACTAAACTCATTTGAATCTTTAGCACTAGATGCACGTTTTTTAGGTTTAGGGGTAGATAATGTACTTAAAGTAGTAGTCCAACCTGTTCTATCAATACTGTGATCCATTGCTGTAACTATAAAATCTATCTTATTTACATAAGAATTAGGTAAAATTTCTTCAGTTACAACAAGTTTTTGGTAAAGCAATATACCTGATATGCCATCAAGCTCTAGCGATAGGTCTATAGGAATAAATCCCTTACCTGCTAAAGAGCCATTTAAAGTTTTTACTCCTAAATCATATTCCAAAAGAGATTGTAAATTAGTTTCAGCTAATGTATACGAGGATTTACCTAAATATTTAAAAGAAGTATAAGCTTCATTTAAAAATTCAATTTGAGTAGCATATTTTTTATTTAATTCTTCAAAAATCTCGTTATTACTTTCTGAGTTTATGGGGGTTTCGTTTCCTGTAAGGAGAGCTTGTTCTAGACGTTCTGATATTTGTGTTCTATCTACTAGTCCTTCGTTCCATCTTGCTAAAAGTGAAGTGCTACTATTAACATCATTGCCACTAGCTGTAGAGCCTATAGCTATTTGGGTAGCTATTTGGTTAGTTATTTTAGATTGGGAAGACACATTTCTAACAAAACTACCTTGTTGATAGGGTAAAGTTCCATATAAACGTAACGCTACAACATCTTCAGAAAAATCTACTACTCCTGGGATGATTGTGTCGTCTTTTATGTTCAGGCCGTTATCATCATCATAAGTTAAAGTAAAATTATTTATATTACCTAATGCTTCTTGTATAGTAAATAGTAGTTTGTCTAAAAATTTATATAAATTTATGCCTCCTTTATCATTTTGGGTATCTTCTAAAACTTTAGTTACATGTTCTATGTTTACATGTATAGCCATTAATCTTCCTTGGTAAACTTCATTACCCCCATCTCCTTTCCTAAAGTAATTAGATATAATAGTGTTTAAGTTGGGAGAAGAAGAAGTCCCAGTATTTGGTTGGGAACCTTCAGGGGGGTTTTTTCCATATGAAAAAGGAATTAAACATACTTGGGGATTTGTTGAATGTTGAAACCAATGTGTAAACATTAAATTATCTTCGTATCCATCACTAATTTTAATTTGTACATTATTAGCTTGGGGAATAATTTTTTCTTTTATTAAAGAAAGTATAGTTCCTAAAGTAACATAATAAGATTCATAGGCATTTTCTTCATTACTAGGGTTACTAAATTTTATAGCTACAGCTTCAGGTATTTCTTCTTCAGTATTTTCAACTTCTAATTGATTTTTAATATTCCTAACTATAGCTTTTTTATAAGTAGGAACACCTTCTATTTCTTCCCAAGGAATATTTTGGGATTTAAGAGCTTGTACTATTCTAAATAAATAATAATTCAGAACTGATTTGTTCTGGTTTGATATGGTGGTAACTAAATTTTCATTTTCTCCATCAAAGGCCCCCGTTAAATTTAGTACTTTAGGAGATGATATGCTATTAGGATTTTTAACTTGGATAGCACCTGCTTCTTTTAAAGCATTATATTCACTATTTGCTAATTTGGTTCCAATTTGTCTTTTATAAAAGATATCAATATCCTCTTCTTTATCTATTTTAGTACCTAATTTTTCTAAAATAAGAGTTTTTTCTGCAAGGTTAGGGGGGTTTATTATAATATAATCCTCTAAAAGAATACTGTTAGTATTATCTTCAAATATTCTAGGAGAACCTATTGTTAAACTATCTACTAATCCTCCTTTAGATACTCCTGATATGGTAATTTCGTATCCTCCATTTTTACCTAAGGACCAGCTGTAATTGTCTACTTTAAATAGGGCCCCATCATAGTTACCTTCTGTTTCTCTTCTACCTTCAAAAATTTTACTTTCAATAGTAGTATCTTTTTGGGCATCAAAAAAAGCGTTTAGGGCACTAGTAGCTACTTTAGGTTTAGAAACATATTTATTTTTTGCTATATAATTAGTGTGTCCCCACTCTAATAACATATAATACCCTAATCTAAGGTATAAAGCTTCTACAATAGTTAATTGATCCTTATTGTGAACTTCTAATTTTATTTCGTATTTTCGTATAGCTCCTCTATTTAAATGTCTTATTTTTACACTTTGTATACCAAATATAGGGGTTAAACCATATTCTAAATTACCTAACCCATATGAATATTTGGAAGCTTTAAAAATATCTTTATTTGTATCTTGGTCAGGAATAACTCCTCCAACTATAGGATTTGAATAAGGTGCAATATTACCTACCCCACCAATTAATGCAAAGTTTTTAGCAAGTTCAGATCCCTCACCTACATTTCCCAATGTTTTTTTAAGGGAATTATTTTTAGTGACATCAACTGATGATACTAATCTTACCCACGCTCCTTTATTGTGATTATTTAAGGTTCTAGCGTCTGGGGTTATTTCATAGAGTGAATTTAATTCAGGGTTGTGCCCTAAAAGTTTTTGTCGTATGTCAATTTGGTTTTGGACATACTTGTCTAAAGGAGCTCCTGTTAAATTGCCCATTAATTTTCATTTAATCGATTATAACTATTAATTACACTTGTAATATTGGTAGGGATTCGAATTTGAACACCTTGAGGGGGGTATAAAGTGTTTTGAGTAACGGAGGGGTTAGCTATTGATATTATCCACCATAAAGATTTATCATTATAGTATTGGTTAGCTAATATATCATATCTATCTCCCTTTTGGGTAATAACATATATATCACTTACTGATAGGGGAATTTCGGGGTATTTTACCGTTCTATAAAACCTTTTACCAGATTTTATTGCTGAGTTATTTAATATTGATATGTTATTGTATCTGCTCATCGTAAGAAATTAGCTGCTAAAGATGCAGCTGTTTGCGCTGATGCTTGTTCTTCAGTTGTAAATTTATATCCTTTATGGTCAGAACCCATAGATATAAATTTAGAATTTGGGGAAAGCGGAGTTGTTTTTTCAGGGATAAAATTATGAATAGGTTTAAAATTAAAACCACTTACTTCTATTAGTGTAGGAAGTTCAGCTGAGTTTTCATCTTCTGATCCATCATCATTCCTAGCTATGTCCCAATTAGAGTCTGTAGTGATATTATACCCAAATCCTGTTATAACTCCATATACATTATTTAAATAATCTCCTATTGTTAATTGTACTATATTACCTCTCATAAATCCTGCTTTTGCAGAATAATCAGGGGCCATTAAAGAGGAAAGATAATTCAATTTTTGATAAGTAGGAAATAATTCAGCTCTAGAAGCTATATGAACTTTAAAACTTAAACTTATATCTCTACTAAAACCCCCATATTTAAAAAATTCTTCTCCTCTACCAGGATATTGTGTAGAAGACCACGTAGCACCAAAATTATCTGCAAAATTATCTATGAATGCCCTGAAGTGAATAAATGTTCTTTTTTGGGGGTTATCGTTATCTACAACAGCTATATGGAACTTAATTAAATCATCATAACCTTGGCCCGTGTTAACCGTGCCTTCATCACTGGTGTATATTTTATTATAATTTATTAAATCAGTTCCATGGGTTTTTTTAGGGGCTCCCTCATAATAAGTTTGTTTATTTGAATCCTTATCTTTACCAGGGTCTCCTGTTCCAAATTTATCAACCCTATTAAATTGTTCATAATCTGTAGTTCTACCCAAAATGCGAGTTTTAGCAGGTTGGGTAGTGTTATTATTAATAGTAGTAATAAAGTTAGTTATACCACTCTCTTTGTTAAATCCTGTAGTTTTAGGTTTGTTTTCAGAATTTTGTAATGCAATCTGAGTGTTGGTGAAAGCAAAAACATTTTGTTGAGTATAGCTATAACCCTCAGGGTTAGTTTGCTCATTTTGTACTAATCCTGGGTAGTATCCGTTAGTAGTAGTATATCTACGAAGAGTAGTAAATCCTATTCCCCCACTGGATTTGGGGCCCCCACTATATCTAATTAAAGATGTTTGGTTTTCACGTCCTGTGATGTTAAATTCACCTTTAAGTCCTTGTGTAAGAGCTACTTTATTTTGGTATAATAAAGTTAACCTATTAGTATTATTTTCATTAAAATTATGGGTAGTTTTATAACTATAGGTGTTTTCTCTAGTTACAGGTACAATACTACTATCTAAATGAATGCCTGTACCTGAAACCGTAGCTTGGGCAAGTACAGTAGAAAATGAAAATGCTCTAGGGGGACCGTAAGGGGTTTTTGGTCTTAATTTTTGTAAACTATTTTGAGTTATATCAAATAGTAAACCTTTTCCATCTTGGTAGAATCTACTTAGACGGGTAACATCTGTTGCTGCCCTTGCGCTCCTTCCAGTTCTACCAAATATATCTCTTCCAAAAGCTACACTAGGAGCGGGTTCATAGTATTCAGGGATAGGAGTAACTACATAGGGGGCACCATTCCCTGATCCATATTTTATATCTCTTAAATTACTTTTAAAATTTATAAGACCTCTTCTAGATACGGGTTGCCCCGCAGCATCTACAAGGGGGCGGGAAGGTGGTTTTACAGTAGCCGGGGTAAAGGGCATAAATTATTATCCAGGAGGGTTATCTGAGTATTGGGGTGGGGTAGCTCCGTTGTTTCTGTCTAAGATAGATCCTTCTAGAGTTTTTTTGCCGTTTTCTCCTAAAGGATTAGGATTAGTTACAGGGGGAGTTTGACCCCCAAAAGATAAATTAGTTTTTCCTAAAGAATTTAATAATGATGTTGCCATGATATTTTTTTAAAAATTGATATTACAGTTATAAATATTAACCTTTATTGAAGATTATATGAATTTTGTCCTAATGCCTGTCCTACTTTATTACCATCTAATTCAATAGTTGAATTAACTTCTATTGGACGATTTATTACCTTTTTTAATAAATCTTTTATTTCATTTAATTCTTGTTTTAAGTTTTCAGTTTCGGTATTTACCCCAAGATTAACTTCGTCGGCAGTTTTAATTGTAGCTCCTTCTATGTTGCGTCCTTCTTCTTGTGCTGCAGTTTGTACATAGGTATCTATGCTAAACGCATCCTCAAGCATACCTGGAATGGCTTTTACTCCGTCAATAGCGCTATCAATAATACTTTTTCTAGGTAGTGTTTCATTAAGTTTAGCTATAGTAGTTGTAGCTTTTTGTATAGCACTTATGTTTAATTTACCAAATGCACTATAAGCTTCTACTAAACGAGGAAGTTTTTCAGACATAGTATCCATTGCCTCAAAATTAACCTTATCAAAATTAATTTGATTTACTCTATTTAAAATAGAAGGTAAATTGCGAGGGAGATAGTCTCCTATTACTAAAAATGCAGGGGTAGAAGTAATTTTTGTTAAAGCTGTTGCTAAATTAGTAGCAGCAAGGGGTAACTTACTAAAGTCGAGGGTTTGGGTTTGTATTTCGTTTAATAAGTTAATAGACTCTACAAAATTAGAATCTATAACTCTTGTTAAAGCTCTAATATTATATTCATCATCAGCTTTTAATATAACAGTACTAGCGCTACTAACAGCTTGGGCAGCTTCTGAGAGAGGGGTGTAATCTTTAGATTCAGGTATTACAAGGGCAGATAAAAGATTAAAAGTTTCTATAAGATCGGCTTTTAATGCATAAGAAGCTCCTACAAAAGCATCTTTATTTTCAACTACTATATTAGCAATTTTAGCTAAAAGTGGTATTTGTTCAACTAAATTTGATAAGTTTAAGTTTTTAACTTCTAAATTATTTAAACTATTTAGATTTTTTATTAACCTATTAGATAAAACGTTTCCTAATGTAGCAATATTTTTATTTAACTCTTTTAGCCCAGACATAGCTTCACTAAACATAACAAGAGCATCAGCATTTTTCTTAATGCCTGTGGCATTAATTTTCATAGCTCCAAACTTATTAAGTTTGTCTATAGGAAGTTCAGTAGTACCCCCAAAGAAATTAACAATTCCATCAACTAATTGTTTACCAGCATTTGCTAAAGAACCTACAAAACCCATAGCGTCTCCTTTACCTAAAACTGCCATAGCTTCTCCGTAAGCTACTACAGCATTAGCATTATTAGAGATATTTTTAGCATTAAGCTCAATTTCCCCAAATTTTTTAATTTTATCTAAAGGTAAATCCCCACCAAAAAATCCTACTATACCATCGGCTAAACTACCTGCTACATTAGCTAAACTACTAACAGTAGAAGCAGCAGCTACTACTGCTAAAATAGCCATAGCTTTTGTGTAAGCAGCTACAGCATCAGCATTATTACCCATTTTTTCAGGATCAAGGTTCAGATTTTGGAATTTTATCATTTTATCCCCAGGGAGATCACCCCCAAAGAAACTTACTAGACCATCATAAGCACTACCTACGGCATTAGCCATACTAGAAATAGTAGATCCTACAGATCCTCCTGCTAAGGCTGTCATAGCAAACGCATAAGCTACTACAGCTTTAGAATTATTTTCCATTTTTGTAGCATCTAAATTAAGATTTTGAAATGCTATCATCTTATCTCCTGGGAGGTTACCGCCTCCAAAGAAACCCGCTATACCATCGAATATGTTACCCGCAGCGTTTGCTAAACTTGCTACTCCACTTGCTGCAGAACCTACGGCTAAGGCTGCCATTCCTATAGAGTAAGCTGCTACAGCTTTAGCATTGCGAGCCATTTTTTTAGGATCAAGGTTCATTTTTTGAAATGCCACCATCTTATCTTCTGGGAGGCCCCCACCCCCAAAGAAACCTGCTATACCATCAAATATGTTGCCTGCCATTCCTGCTAAAGAAGCAACAGCTCCTGCTGCAGAACCTACTGCTAGTGCAGACATGCCTATAGCCCAAGCAGCTACAGCAGCAGCGTTATTAGATATTTTCTCAACATCTAAATTTAATCTACCAAAATCTTCTATAGGTTTAAACATACCAGGGCCCATTAATGCTATAGCTCCTATAGCTAGTGCAGCACCAGTAGCGGCAACACCACCAGCTGCAAGGGCTATTAAGCCACCTCCAATAGCGGCCATACCTCCTCCTGCTTGGGCAAGTGCTTTACCATCTAGTTCTTCTAGTGATTTCATTCCTTCTGCTAAAGTTGGGAGAACTTTACTAAAAATATAAGTAGCACCCGCTATACCCGCAGCAATAATGGCAATAGAGCCTGATAGTATAGCAGCACCTAGTAGTATTGCGGGATTTGCAAATGCTGCTAATCCACTAGCTAATCCTTTAAATACACCTCCTATACCTTTACCAACTCCTTTACCAAAGTCTCCTATACCTTTACCTATAGAACTTAATCCTCCCCCTATAGAAGAACCAATTCCTCCTCCACCACCATCATCATCACCCCCTCCTAAAACTCTATCTTTAAGGTCATCTTTAAGATCAGCTGCTTTGTCCTGGAGGCCATCTGTAAGGGAGGCTTTCATTTCTTCCATAGCTTCTTTACCCCCAAATCCAGCTAGTATCTGTTTATCGCTTAAACCTTTTTCTTTGGCTAAATCAAAAGCACTAGGACCCCCTCCTTCTCCCCCACCCATAAATTTATCTTTTAGTTTGTCTATAAGACCTCCTAATAATCCTCCACCTTCACTACTTCCTCCTCCCCCTTCTCCCATTTCTTCAGTATTAGTTACCTTTACATACATAGGGGTAGATGAGGTTGCGCCCAATAAAGCTTTAGCTCCTGCAGCGACAGCAGCACCCGCTCCTACTGTAATGGCTGCTGCTTTAAATAAAGTAGGATGTTCTTTAGCAAATTCAGTTATGGCTTTAACTTTATCTACTACAAATAAAAAGGCATTTTTTAATGCTAAAGCAAAAGATTCAATACGATCTGCTACATAATCTATATCTATACCTTTTATATATTCTTGGACTTGGTTTAAAAAACGTGTAATTTTTTGAAAAATACTTTCGTTTCTAGTAGCTTCTTCAGCACTTTCTACTAAACGTTTTACTATACCCCCAATAAATTCATAAATAGAGCTTACTACTCCAAAAATACCTTTAAATACTGCTCTAACACCATCTAAATTATTTCGTATAAAATTAACTATAGTGTTCCCTACATCATTTAGGTATCTACCTAATTGCTTAGCAGGTTCTACTAAACCCTCTCTCATTTCTTTTCCACCTCCTCTTATTAAGTTAGCAAAGTTTTTAAAGAAAGGACGAAGTTCATCTACTAATATGGCTTTAATTTCTTTTACGTACTGGGTGAATTTGAGGAAAGCATTTACCATAGGGATTGCAGCCGCCGCTAATTTGGCTTGGGCTTCAGCTATTGCTCTTTCTTGGTTTGCTCTTTTTTCTTGTGCTGAAAGTTGTCTTAATTGGTCGCTCAAAGCTTCTGAGGCTCCCATTTCCCTCATTTTGGCAAGGGCTGCTTCTTCAGATCCCGTTTCTTTTAATAATTTTTTAAATTTTTCTTGAGCTGAGTTCATGTCGTCAAAACCTGTGCCTGCTAAAAGCTCTTGGGTTTTTAACATTTTAGCTAACTCATCTCTACTTACCCCAATAGAATCTGCTAATGCCTGTTGTTGAAGGACATTCATATTAGTAAATTCTGCAGCAGATCCTATTTGTTTTGCTACTTCTTTACCAACTGTTGCTAAATCATTATTTAAAGCAGCTTGCCTAGCTTTTTCAAGGTTTAAATCTCTTCCTATTAGGAGCTCGGCTTCCATTTCTTTAGCAATAGAGTCTTCAAAGTTAAGTAAGTTACTACTTATATTTTCTAACCCACTCATTTCTAAGCCTAGTCTTTTAGCCTGGAAAGCGGCCTCAGCTATTTTTTTACCACTAGAACCCACAGATAAAACAAAAGCATCACTCGCAGTAGCAGTAGCTCTCATTACTTCTTGTTCTGAAAGAGCTATATCATATCTATCTTTTAAGGCTTGGATACTGGTTTTAACTTCTAAAGTATAATCAGAAGTTTCTTGCCCAGCTAAATCAGCTTGTTGGGTTAACTCAGAAGCTTCTTCAGCAGACAAACCATATAAATTAGTTAATTGGGCTACAGTTTTTAGTGTATCATCTGAAAATTTCTTTGTGGCTCCATAGGTTTTGTTTAAGATTTCAGCTGTTCTCAAAAAATCTTCAGGCATTTGGCCTGTTTCTTTGGCTATACCAGATACTTGATTGTATAGTGCTTGAGCTTCTTTTGTGGCTACACCCAAATTAGTAGCAGTATCAGCTACTGCTTGACCTAACTCAAAAAATAAGGTTTCCCCCATTTTGTAATCGGCAATATAACTTGAAAGAGATAAAAATTCATCTTTTAAATAACTAAAAGCATTACCTATTTGTTCTTTTAAGTCACTTACGAAATTTTTTAAGGGAGCAAATATAGTTCCTACTACTTTACCTAAAGATCTAGCAAAAACAGCAAATGTTAAAGCTCCTCCTAAATTTTTAATTAAACCTTTTATAGTTCCTGCTATACCCGCTAATAATACTCGGGTTTTACCTACAACCCCTAAAGATTTCTGGCCGTCTTTGGTGAGCTTTTCAGCCATAGCTTGAGCTGCTTCACCTCCTGCTTCAAATCCCAAAGCAACAGCTGCACTTTGTATACCTATCCCTTCCATAAACCCTTGAACTGCCCCTAAACTTACATTCCAATAAGTCATAGCATCTCGGATATTTAAAATAGCTTTTTCTTCTTCTTCTAAATAAGCTAAAGCTTCTTCTAAACCTTTATTTTGTTCTTCAAGAAGGGCAACTTGAATTGCTCTAGGGTCAGTTTGTTGTTTAAGTAAGTCAACTTCTGATCTTAGGTTTGCTGCTTTTTTCTGTTGGACTTTTATAACGTTGTTAGCGGATGCTAATTCTGCTTGTAGCTGTGCAGGGACAGCTTTTCCTGCATCTTCATATTCTTTGGCTCTTTTTGCTAATTCATCTCTTTGGCTGATTGTTCCATCTAAAATAGTTTGTTGACTTTCTAAGGCTTTTTCTTTTTCAACGTAAAGGCGAGCTTGTTCAAGTTCATCTTTAGTTAAATTTTTACTCAAAGCTGAGATGGTAACCATATTTTTTTGGCGTTGTCTGTCTACTTTTTCCATATCCTTTTGGACTTTAGAAAGATCAGTATAGTCAACCCCTAACTCACTAATAATTTTTACAGTTTCGTCAGCACGTTTTAAAGTTTCTTTATCTAATTTGGTTTTGTCCCTAACAACATTTGTTATACTCTTAAGTTGGTCAGCTATTTTAGCTCCTATATCAAGAGTTTCTCCTAAGAATTCATAAGATTCTCGGATATAATCTTTACCCTCACGGGCGGCATCATTAAATTCACGTTGATTATTAATCTGTTCGTCAGTAGCCATCCAGTGCTGTTTTCACATAAATATTAAAGGGCACCGCTTTTGCGGTGCCCCTTTATATACGTTGGCCTCTTTTTATGTCAGGAGGGGGTGGTGCCGTAAAATCTATTTGACGTGTATTTGTACCACCACTAGACTGAGAAGATTGTTGGTTGGCTTTGTTTTGTTTTTCAACAAAATCTGATATGCGCTTATATGTAAATCTTCTTAACCAGACGGGCATATTATATACAGTATACCAATCAAATCCACCTTTACCATGATACACTATGTCATGTATCACCTCAAACATGTTCAGCCTATATTCAGGCGTCAGGCCAAAAAAACGTAACCCCGACAGGAATTCTTACTTGTTCTTGAACATCATCTCCATCTTCGGGATAAAAGTCAAAAGTAAGATCCATATCGGGCTGTATCTCTTTAATGTATTCTCTAAATGCTCTAGTATCTCTAGCTAAAAAGTAATTATCAACAAATTCTCTAATTGCTTTTTGGTCTGATTCTCCACCTACAGAAGTAATCATTCTTTTTAGTCTAGTAGACATTTCAGGAGAAGCTAATTTGTTAATCTTTTTTAAACCTTTAACATCAGCCTCAATTGCTTTTTCATCCTTATTATTTAGAATTTTAAAAGTAATTTCAGTTCCTGAATGGGGGAGGGTGTATTTGAACTCGTTTTTATTAGGTTCTACTAAATGTTCTTCATTTATCCACTTAGGTTCAATTTCAGATAAATCAACTACTACTTCTTGTCCTTCGTATTCAAAATTGTAATCTTTACCATAACCTAAAATACGAGAAGCAACCATTATAGCGTTTTTATCGCCTACTATAATGTCATTATAATCAACTTTCGATACAATCAATGACTGCATCAACTTGTCAAGGACAGTGCCATTTTTAATGTAATTTTGGTTAGTAAGAATATCTTCTTCTTTAGCAGTCATATATTTCATTTCTATTTTGCCGGAAGAAAGGGGGTTTTCTTTAGGGTATAATAAACCCTTAGAAGGTAGCTCTACAATTTCTGTAGGGAATTTAAATTTTTGTTCGTCACTCATTATTAATAACTTTTGTTTGATATAAATATATAAAAAAATAAAAAAAGCGCACTTTCGTGCGCTTTTCTTAATAATAATTTGTACTGATTAGTATTCTAATACGCAGTAATCTGGGGTGAGAGTCATGGTGATGTTTTGGGCTGTGTTTTCAGTGTCCCAGTTATATTCACCAAAGTTAGCATCCTTGATGAAACATCCTTTTAATGTCCATGCTGATACTATATCACCTACAGGTCCTAGGATGTTTAGTGCTACATCTCTCTTATAGAAATCGGAATAACCATCTCTACCTGTTACTGATTCGTGGTGTAATCTTACCCATTCCATAATGGTTTGCGTTCCAGAAGGGTTTACAGGGTCGTGAAGTGTTAACTGCACGTCTCCCCAGGTGGTTTTACCTTTTACCTTTCTGTATACATTAATGTGGTTAAGAGTTACTTCTCCTTGTGCTAATGAAATCGCACCTACTGCTTTAATAAAGTATGCAGGGATACCATCAACTAACATAAGGAATCTGTTTTGCTGTTTGGGTTCAAACGGTGTAAAGAATATATCGTTTGGATCTACTATTGCCATGTTGTGTTATTTTTAAGTTTAAGTTTTGTTATCCAATAAACCTTGTGGGGTCTATTTCCAATAAATATTAAAGAAAAAAAAGAGGTCGGATAAAATCCGACCCCTTTCTTTATAAAGTTAGGAATTTATTATGCTGGGAATTCAGCTCCTGTTGGGAGGATGTTGAAATCAAGTACAATAAATTCTGCAGTTTTAACTGGTTGTAGGTAAATGGCACCTCTTAACTCTTGTCTATCGATAGTATCAGGACCATTATTTGAATCATCCATTACTACTTTAAATGCATACAAACCTTGGTTTTGTTGGACACTTTCTAAGTATGGGTTAACAACACTTAAGAAGCTGTTTCTAGTTTGTAATGTATTAGGTTCAAAGACAAGGTTTTGGGAAACACCACCAATAAAGTCTTTAAGAGCAATTAACAATCTTCTAACATTTACTCTATCAAGTGCAGTTGCAAGTGATTGTAATGTTTTCTGACCGTATACTACAACACCTGTGCCTGGGAAAGTGGCAATTGGGTTAATTTTAGCAGTATAAAGAGTATCTCTTAAAGCACGAGGTAAGGTTTTTTCAGGAGCTACTACATTTGGCATAGTACCTCTAGTAAAACCTGCGGGGGCAAACCATGCCTCAGAAGCATTATCATTAAAGATATATACTGAAGGGATAATTGTTGATGCAGGGGTCCAAACATTAGCTTTTGTATCCTCTTCATTAACTAACAACCAAGGCCAGTAAGCAGCAGCATAATTAGTATTTAAATTACCAGCTTGAGCAACTACTGCTGCTGTTGTGGAACCATATCCTACTAAATCAATAGGTAAAATACTATCACCTCTAGTAGTAGTATTAGTAATAAGAGTATTTAATACAGTAGCATGATTACTAAATGCATAAATTAGACCTGGGGTGCTAATTACATTAAAGGCGTATTGGTCTTTATTTCTTAACAAATTGATTGAATCAGTGTAATCACTTGCTGCTAATCCTTGTGTGTTACCGTTGGTAATATCTTTGTACCAGTTAACGGTAGAAGCAGCAGGGAATAAGTCTCCACCACCATTTTCGAAAGATCCGCTTTGGTTAGCAGGCATAGATGAGGTAAATTCGGGTTTAAAATTACCAGCACCATCTAAATAATCAGGAGTGGGTTTATTAACGGCACTTACAATTACGTACTTAGATTTATTAGGATACTCACCTGTTACTGAAACGTAAGCGTTACCATCATCGGTACCGACTGAGAATTCTTGGTTACCAATTACTTTAGCAATGTAATCATCTCTTTTAGGGTCAAGTGAAACACCTCTGTAAGTTTCAAGGATTTTTTTATCAGCTTGTCTATCATCACCTTGTCTAATGTTAAGAGTAAAAATACCTGATCCTGAGTCTACGTTGGTGATTTCCCATCTTAAGTTATCTGCTGAGCCTGATGATAGTGCTCCTCCTGTTGTTTCAGGACCAACACTGTTTTGGTTAGCTCCTTGAGAAATAGTTTTAAGAGTGAATACATTATTTGTACCTGTGCCTCCATCACTACCAGTTGTAATATCGGTAGATTCAGAACCTGTCCAGCTGGTAAGGGTACCACTAACAACTCTAGTTACTAATAAACTAGAACCACCTTGTTTAAAGTAGTTTTGAGCGGCAATGCTTGTAAAGTAAGAGTATTCTATACCTCCACTAACAATAGTGCTACCAAATCTAGTTTTGTAGTCGCTATAAGTGGTTACCGTGGTAGGAATACCTACAGGTCCTTTTACAGAAGGACCTATAATAGCTGCACCGATTGGAGCGGCAGCAGCCTCTAGTGTAATAGGGACATTCTCATTTTGGAATACCCCTGGGGAAATTATTTGTTCTGCCATGTTAAAATTCGAATTTTAAAGTTAAATATTATTAAACAATTGTCTTAATTATAAATATATAAAATTTTTTCAAAATATTTTTTAACTTTGAAAAACTTCTTTTTCTAAGTTTATAACCCCATCACCATATTTTTTATTCAAGTCATTGGCAAGGCTTTTTTCTTCTTGTTTAAATTTTTCTAAGTTTTTCACTAATTTTTCTTTTTCTATTTCTAATAATTGTATTTGGTATTCTAATTCACCAAAATCTTTTATTAACGTTTGTTGATTAGTTTGGAGTTTTTTTAGGTTGGCAACTTCTTCAGAAGCTAATTTTTGTTCTGTCATTTTAGTCTAAATTGGTGTTTATATTTTCTATAAAATTATTACCGTTGCTTCTATCTAAGTTTTGAATAGTTTCTTGTGTGATATTAATTTGGGAATCACTAGAAAATTTCTTGATAGCATTAAGGTCTTTTTGTATAACGTTAGGTATGATATAACCATTTAATTTAATATCAAAACTACCTTTTACAGTACGTTGTTGTCCTACGTTTAATTCTGTGATGGTTTGGTAACTATTTATAGTAGCTCGAAATTTAAAACGTTGAGGGTCACCCCAATATGTGTCAGCAGCATAATTTATAGCTTCAATTATACTATTTAATTGTTCCATATAATAAGTGTAAATTACACAATTATATGTAAATATAACAAAATCAGGAATTACAACTGCTTGATATGTTTTTACGGGTTTAGCGTTATTTAAAACACTTAAATTATTATAAAAATTTTTTTTAGTATATTTTTGTTGAAAGATAGCATAATTTTGGGGGTAGTTAGCATCTATTTTAGTGCTAACTCCTCTATTTCTTTCAATATTAGTTCGCTTATACATGATAAGCGGAGCCATAATTTTACCTTTTTTATCTCTATAGTACCCATCACGTTGAACTGATTTCCATCTTTCAGGAGAACCATAAACTACAGGGACTGAGACTCGATTGTCATTTTGTATAACAAAAGGTTGAATTACTTGGTCAAAGTAATATTTAATAGTTTCGTCTAAATCTTTGATCCCTATAGTAAAAGGTTTCCAAGAATCTCCCTTTTGGGAAATTTGGTTGGCTCTATCAGGGTTTATTGTTTGGTTGTTTAAACGATTATCTCCTACTGCTCTATTACCTTTTGTAAAGGAATTAGGATCATTGCCTGCATATGCTTCGGGTCTAAGAGAATCTGATATTTCTCTTTGTGATTTAGGGATGGGGATTTTACCTTGTTCTGCCATTAAAATCTTTCTTTAGTTATACCAAATTTATCAGCAGGTTCATAATGTGTTTTAACTACATAAGAAAAATTACTGCCAAATTCACTCAAACCAGGATTAAGGGGATTAGTTTTATTAGGATAATTAGGATCTTTTCCTA